GGACCGTTAAACGTTGATCTTGCCATAATTATAATCCTCCTAGTTTATATGAATATCGTCTCTAGGCCGTCGACTATACGCGTCGATATCCAATTAATAATTGTATAGTGAGTGAAATATACATAAAAAAAGGGGCGAAGTAAACTCCGCCCCTTTCTATTAGTTTTTGTTATTAAGATTACGTTGATCCAGAAGATCCGTATACACATCTAGGATCAGAAAAGCCGAAGCTGTATCTTTCTCTAGCTTTGTAACGAACGTTTCCAGTATCAAAGTCGCCTTCCATAGCTGTTCTTAAAGCTGCTCTAACGAAGTGTTTAAAGCCATTCGGCGTATCAGTCTTTATGAACCAGGCATTAGTGTCATTCAAGTAGTGATTGACTCTATATCCTTCTGGAATCATATTCATGTTCGCGATAGCGTTAATGTCATTGTCGGCAGTTCCAACTCTCAACGGAGATTTTAAGATTCTTTCAGCTGTAAATTGTAATTCTTTTGGAAGTATCAATTTAGTCCCTTGAATAGAGATCTTAAGCCCTCTTTCGTCGATGAATGCAGCAATATTAATAAGTGCTGTTTCTAAAGAAGTTTCACTTAAGTCTGCTTGAGTTGTGAACGTGTTTGACAAGTTAGTGCCCGAAACAGTTGGGTGGGCTGTGCTGCATAATACAACACCGTCACCACCAAGTTGGGAAGAACTAAACGCATTGTTTAGGATTTCCGCCCCTTTAACTTGTTTCGTGTTAGCCATAGAACGAGCTAGTGCCCTCGCATAACGATTGCCTAATCTATCGTACAAATTGTCTTCGATTGCTTCTTCAGTAATAGCGAATGCTAGTGCTATTGTTTGGTGAGTGTATCTTGCAGTGAACGCTTCTTTTGCGTCATCGAAAGTTACCGCTGCACCTTCTGCTTTAGTAGCTGCGCTACCAAAACCAGAAAGCATTACTTCTTCTTCAAAAGCTCTGTCCGACGTTTCTGTCGTAAAGATTTCAGCTGTTTCGTTTGTGTATCTGTCGTACTCCAGTCCGAATAGGGCATTTAGACCGGGTTCTAGTTCTTTAACTAGCTGTGCTCGTGATATTGCCATGATCTATCTCCTATTATGTTTGACCTACAGTACCAGACTTATACGAATGGGCATTTAAAACAACCAACACATTAACCCCCGAAGAGGCTGTTGTGTCGGAATTATCAGGATCCTGCGAAATGTCGACAGCTTTCAAAACGAAAGTTGAAGACGAATCTGCTGTAGATACATCTAAAGCTTCTTTACCTTGGCCAGATAACGTTGACCCAGTGTCCGCTACAATTTTGTAGTTAGCGAACAAATGAGAAACCGTAAAAGTAGCATCCGCGTTAATTTCGAATACTACATCTGGACCATCAATAACTTGAGCCATGATGTCATTAGCAGAAATAGTTGCAGGATAATAATTTTTCCACGTCGGTTTGGAAGTGGTTGGGTCTGTATAGAAGACTCCATTGAATACACCAACAACAGGATTGTCAGTTGCGCTCGCTCTTTGGATTGTTCCATTGAGTGAAGTCATTACCAAGTCACCTTGATAAAGCGCTGTCCCATAGTTTTTAAGTATGCGATACCTGTTTTGTGCACCATTGTACGGAGATCCATCCAGTTGCCTCGCCGCTCTTAGACCGAAGTTTCCTGTTTGATTTGCCATGTTGTCGTCCTTGTATGGTTACATTGTTAAATTCGATAGTGATATCAAAAAAATTATTTCTTCGAACCACCACCAAAGGTTACCCTGCTTTGCCTTTCAATATTGATTGGCATTTCAGGACGCTGTTCCTTCATAAGATCACTATCAACCGCGGTCATTTGGTCTCGAGTTTTTTTCTCAAAATACTCTTTGCGCGATTCCATAATCTCTTCCGGTATCCTTGCCAGCACATGGCCACCAACCCCGATGAGCCCTTTATATCTACCTTCCTGTATTGCTGCAAAATCATTAGGACCAATTTCTTTTTCAAGAGAATCAGCTCTAACAAATTCCCAACCTTCTCTTAAAGCCTTGGAGACGTTTGCAGAATCCATAAAACCCATGGTTTCTACTCTAATCCATCTTTGTACCAAGCCTTTTGGAACAGGCGGCGCATCTAAACTTGATGGTGGAGTCCAATCCGTTTTACGTTTTTGTTTTTCTCGCGTTTCAGACTCGCGCGTTAACGTTGTCGTTTCACTTTTTTTCATAGTTTTTCTCCTATTTAACGTATTTCGCGTATTCCTCTAGTGGCACCCCTAATTTCTTAGATATTGCTATCTGTGATTTGGTGAGTCTCACAGTTCTGCGTCCACCTTGATTACGCACTGCAGGGGCAACGGTTGTGACGGGTTTCCTTTGCTCCTGTTGTTTTTCAAACTTATTCGGAAAATAATTCCTTATTCGTTTGTTAAGTTCATTATAGTACTCATCACTATCGCCTACAACCCCACCTTTGAGTAAATTTTTATGGATTGCTAGCGCAGCATCATGCATGACATCATCGTCATGAAACCACTCGTTGTCGTCAGCCCAGCGTTTCGCTCGGTCACTCGGAGCTGGTGCATGGGGAGTAGCCGTTGGCGGAATAATATCCGGTTGGGGCTCTTTCGCTTCCTGTTCCTTTAAAAACTTAGTTTGAGCTAGCCTTTCTTTTTCAATCGCTAACGTGGTAAGTTTCTGATTGGCCTCAACAATTGATTTTGCGTCTTGTCCTTCTATTGCTTTTTGCAATAAAGTATTTGCTGACACTTCATCTGTTTGAAGTCTTTTCTCAAATTCATTTAAGTAGTTCTCCTCCATTTTAGGATACTGACTTTTGAATTTAGTGATTTCATCTTTCAATCCACGAGCGTAACCTAGAGCCGCGTCGGCTCTTCGATCCGCTTCGCGTCTTGCCTTGGTTAATTTATTGATTCGTTTTTGTACGACAGTGGATGCCTTATCTAAATTAAAACCATCGTCCTTTTCGACCGGGGGAAGAGTTTCTTTTTCCTCGACCACATCAATCGGCGTCTGATCACGAACAATCTCCGCGCCTTCAGCTTCTACCTGTTCTTTTTGAAGATCAACCTCTTTAGAAGCTTCCTCTTCTTTCTTTTCGTCTTTGATTTGAATGTCTTGATCCTTAAGATCGTCAGTATCAAGATCCACTTCAACACTTCCTTTGTTTAGCTCCGTGTTAGCCATTTTTCCTCCTAGTATAAATGCAGTATATCCTCTGGATCACTGATTGTTGCGATGATTTCATCATCGTTTAAAAGACGGATTTCAGCACCTTCTATTTTGAAACGGGATCCCGCGTAACGCCCAAAAATAACCCAGTCATCTTTTTTACACCATGGCCCACTTGGAAAACGCCAAGTGTCCCTATAGGCTTGAGGTCCTACTTTTAAAACATACGCACAGACGGTCGTCATTTGAATCGTCTCCTGCGTTTTATCGGAAAGTAATATTCCTCCCTTTGTTTTTTTAGGACCACTGTAAGGTAAGACTAGAATTCTCCAACCCGTAGGTTCAGGTAATCTAGCGAGAGCTGATTTTTTAAGAGACTTAGGATCAAGAAAGAGTTCTTTAATTTCCTCTTTCGTTTTATAAGCACCAAGCAACGCTTCTTTTAGTTTAGGTACTTCCTTCTCCTGTGTCTGTGTCGTCATCCGGCTCCTGTTTCTTCAGCAGGTCTGTTAAATCCTGTTGCAGATCCTCACTGGATCTGATTTGTCCTATTATATATTTATATTCATTGAAATTGTCAACTCCTAGTTTAACTTTAGTGGTTAACGCGTCAATTTTAGGCTTTAAAATCTTGTTTTGAAGGTATTTTACAGACTTTACCGTATTGCCCGGAACCGTGCGTCGGACAGCATCTCCAAAATGGTGATTAAACGGAAAAGGAGATATGTATGAAAGTGATGATACGTAATGTTCTGGTCATGTCCTGTTCCCTGGTGGCGGCCTCCGGCGCCTTTGCTGCTGGCCCCTACATCGGTGGTAACTATAGCCAGATCCAGTATGACAACGAGGAAATTGACAGCGATACCCTGAAAATTGATGCCGCCACCATCCGTGCCGGCTTTGATTTTACCGACTTTCTTGCCCTGGAAGCCCG